TTGCTCATGTGGATTCCTTTGGACATGGGTAGACCAACCGCTGGGTAGCGGGATGCTCAGTCAATCAGTACTCTTCCGCTTCCTTGCGGGTGATGAAGAAGTGGATGCCAGAGGTGCACTCCACAAGGAAATTGCCGTCATACTTCGGCTCTTCGACGGATTGACCAACCTGATAGGTAAAGCCGTGGTCATGCATCGAATGGCCAATGAAGCCTTCCTGAACAGGCTCACCATTGCGGTCGAAGATGGCGAGCACGCTGGCTTTGTTCGTGCGGTTCTTGCGGCCAATCGGAGTGGACACGCGTTCCGCATCTTCCGGGATGAAGAGCTTGGCGATGTATTCACCGCTGAGCTTCTTCCAGCCGACCAAGAACGAGCCCTTCTCAGGGACCAGAGAGAACGCAGGGAGCTGTTCTGCTTCCACTTTCGCCCCGTACAGGTCCGCCCCGCGCAGGTTCGCCCCGCGCAGGTTCGCCCCGCGCAGGTTCGCCCCGCGCAGGTTCGCCCCGCGCAGGTTCGCCCCGCGCAGGTTCGCCCCGCGCAGGTCCGCCCCGCGCAGGTCCGCCCCGCGCAGGTCCGCCCCGTACAGGTCCGCCCCGCGCAGGTTCGCCCCGCGCAGGTTCGCCCCGGAGCCTACGGCTGCTTGCAGGGCAACCTTCACACTGTCGGTCTCAAACTGGAAGAGGACCGAACCGAAGAGATTCTTAATGAGGAACATTTGATTTCCTAAAGATGTATGTATCCCTGCCGATGAGCTGGCATGAGGGACCGCCTAAAGAGGACTTGGGTTTATCGAAGCGACAGAACTAGCGGAGCATCGAAGAGCTGCCGAAGCCACTCATCAATGCGCGCCATGAATCGGCTGTACATAACCGGACTCCTGTAGGAACTGCTTGACATCGAAGTTGGGGCACTCGGTCTTCGAGTTAGGAAGGTCACGGTGTCCCACTACAATGGCTTGCGGGAACTGCTGGTGAAGCAATGCGATGAGCTGAAGAAGGCTCTCGCGTTGGACTTCGGTGAAGTTGTCCGCGCGATTACCAGCCTGGTCCAGGCCTCCTACCATGCAGATGCCAATGGACTTGCTATCGAAGCCTGGTGCATGGCCTCCCACTTGATCTAAGCTGCGGCCTGTTTCGATGTTGCCCTTGCGGTCTATGACATAGTGGTAGCCAATCCAGAGCCTGCCTTTCAGCCGGTGGACTCGCTCCATGTATGCCTTATCGACCTTCTGGCGGGGCTTGGTGTTGGAACAATGGACTACGATGTAGACCACTGAGTCAGCGGTCAGCTTAGACATCAGTTAGTGGTGTGAATACCAGCTTCATCCAGCTTCGCGTACAGGACTACCGAAACCTGCTCATCGTCATAGCTGATGGGGTCATGCTCATGCCAACGAAGCCTGCTACTGCGATTGAGAATGTTGATAAGGCCGTGTGCTTGCTCCAGGCTCAGGACAACCTTCACGTTGCCGTTCTGGGTATGCTTGACTTTCATGTGTTGCTCCTTAGCGAAGGATGAGGACCAGCACGTTGGTCACAAGGTCCAGCGCGAACACCGTGAGTACGGCGATTTCGAACCAGTGAGTTCTCACTTCAGTTTCTCCTTGAGCCACGCATCGGGAATCCACTTGTCCGCGTATTGGAACCCGTACTTCTCACACCACATCGCATAGGTCGTCTTGCTGGCCTTGCTGATGGTGGTCTTCGAGCGGGTAAATACAAAGCGGATGTCTAGTCCAGGATGCTGGTCTTTGATGAGTAGGTGTTTCTTCCGGTCAGCGGTTTCGAACCGCCCCTTGGTCTCGATATAGATGCCGTTCGGGAGCCGGAAGTCGGGGGTGTACTTGTGGGGTGTTGCAGGGGTGACGTAGGGAATCTTTTCCTGCTCGTACTCTGCGGTCACTCCAGCCTGGCGAAGCTGTTCTGCAACAGCCTCTTCCAGACCAGAGCGATACGCGGCCTCAACGTGCCGCGCACCGTACGCATTACGAGCCATCAGAACTCGTCAGGTGTATCCGAAGCTGCACCAGCGGGCTCACCACCAGCGTCACCAGCGGAGTCACCCGAGGGCATCTCATTGGCTTCGTCATAGCCCTCTTCCTCACCGAAGCCGAAGCTTGATGCCGAACGCGAGCCTTCGCTGACCAGCTCCAGCAGTTGGACTGCCTGCAAGCGCAGCGAGAGACCAGCAGCGCCGGTGCCCGGAATGAAGTACGGATTTGCTTCGAACGCAACGATGCCTTCCGAGCCACCCCAGATGTTCGGGGGGTTCTTCAGGGCCACACCCTTGGCGTTGAAAATGGACGGCTTGCGGGTCCAGCGCTCGCCCTTCTTGTTCGTGCCCGATGCCTTCATCGTGAACTTGAACAGAACGTTGCCGGTAGGCTCTTCCGTTTCCTTGTCATACTCGGTCTGGTAGAGGTCGTTCTTCGTGACCTCCTTGAGCTTCTTGCGGGTGCCGACCGGGAGCTTTGCGAACTCCGCTTCAGCAGCCTCAATGGCCTTGTCATACTCAGCCTGGAGCATGTCGATGAGAGGCTGTGCGTCCTCTTCGGTGTACTTCAGCGTCACCTTGTACTCACCATCCGGCTTCGGGAACTTCTCATTGCCGAAGTCAGGCTTGGTCAGTGCGGGGAATACGAATACGCCACGCGGGGTATTGCCCTTGAAGAGCTTGGGTCGTTTGTCTGCCATGTCAGTTGTATTGCTGGATGAGTTGGAAAGAGTGTTCAGCCTGGTCCACGTCGATGCCTTCTGCTTGCATCTTCATGAACAGGTCAACGGGGAGGGGATTGCCGGATGCCCAGTGGGTTTCTGCCTGGGCGCAGAGGAAGTCCGCGTGGGTCATCGGAGTTCGCCTTGCACGTAATCACGGAGAGCCTTCATCTCCCGCGTGAAGAAGCCATCAGCATCCTTAGAGATGCGCTGGGCTTTGTTGATGAGTTCGCTGGGGTCCAGCTTCAGCTCTTCGCAGATGACCGCGAACAGGACAGCTACGCCAGCCACTTGCTTTGCTTTGGGCATCACCTGAACAGCGGAGACAGCCGCGAAGGCCGCCTCAACTGCATGGAACGACACCACTGAATTCAGTTGGTCCTTGTTCATTCGACCAGGTAACCCTTCATGCGGAGGTCAAAGTCAGCCTTCATCGCTGCGAAGGTGTGAAAGCCATGAGCACGAGCGAAGCGGTTCAGCTTGCGGGTGCCCTTTGCGCCGCTGCGTTTGCCACCAACGGTGGTGAGGGTGCGGACGATAATCATGTGGAACTCCAGATGTGGGATTTGCGAATGGAAAAAGTGAAAGGCGGTTTGTAGAGCTATAGGCGGGGTTTAGCGTGATTCATTATTTGCAACACATGCGCGAGTGGAACACATTAGGCGAAAAAATACTCTGAGTCCATGACACGCTCCAGGTCCAGTGCGCCCATCGGGGGCAGCGGCGGCAGCTCTGCGGCCAGTTCAGGGGTGAGCTGGGCGGCCAGTTGATCCCTGAAGTCTTTCAGCACTTCCTGGCTGTATTGATCCACGAACGCGCGCCTCAGGTTGAACCGCAGACCCTCAGCGTGGCCCGCATGTGCCCCGTATGAGTCGTGAATCATGGCGAAGGAGGTGACGCCAGCGTTCAGGCAGAGGTCCACCGTCCGCATCATGTGAGCCGCATCTAGCGAGTGGACGAAGTTCGGGCTGATGCCAGCGGACTGCTTCCTGCGGTCCAGCTTGTCGCCTTCCAGCTTCAGCATCATCCGACGACGCTTTCCAGCAATCTCGAAGTCCAGGTCCTTGCCGAAGTATTCACGGTAGTCCTGGAGTACCAGCAGACCACTGGGGGTAACCCAGCGAATCGGCAGGCCATCGGAAGCTGCCACCTTGGCTGCATCACGGAGCCAGTCCATTGCCAGGCGCGCAGCCACCACCACATTACCAATGGCGGTGTAGTTCTTGTCCGCGATGTATTGGCAGTCGAACAGGTTGAACGTGAAGTCCAGCGCGGAGCCGTTGCTGTGCGCCTCATCGGCCATCTTCTGGAAGACCGACTCAATCTGCCCAGCCATGCCCCGCTTGGTTGCACCGTAAGGAACCGTCATGGTGTTCGGCTTGGCGAGCTTGCGGCTCATCCTGCCCATCCACTTCTTGGCCAGCTCAACGCCTTCAGCGGCTTCCTGGTCGATGAGGGACTGGGATGCCTGAGCGACAGCCGTATAGATGTCACACGGCTTGTCAGTGGGGACCAGGCCCACCACAGCGCCACCTACTTCATCCCGCAGCAGAGCGGAGAAGTTCTGAAGACCATTGCATGTGCCATCCCACGAGCACGGGAGCTGGGACACAAACGTAGCCCGCTCATTGCCAGCGCGCACATGCATGAACAGCGCGGCCCACTCGAAGCAGAACGCCAGGAACATATACGGGCTGTCCGCATCGGCCCACCAGCGGGAACCGTCGAGTGGGTTGATGGCTGCCTCCAGAATCTGGCCCTGATGGTCTTCCACCCACTTCAGGCGGTCATCGAACGAGACCTTATCGACCCCGAACGTATTGGCCCCGTGGATGGCAAGCCAGCGCGCGCCATGCTCACCAAGGGGAACACCATCGGCAAACTGAAGAAGCGCCTTATCAGCGTCACCGCCCTGAGGATTGAGATACGTGGCCATCGGGTAGGCACGGCCACGCCAGTCCAGGTTGTGGACGAAGTAGAAGCGGTCACGGACTTCGAACTTTTCAGCCAGCCAGAGCTTGGACGACATGCCAGCACGCTTGGAGCGCATGCGGATGTTCTCTTCGTAGACCAGCGCAGCCTTCTTCTTCCACTCCTTCAGCAGCTCAGGTTCTGGGTTTTCTTCGTCAAAGTTCTTCGGGGGAAGCTCAGTCTTGTCCCGGCTGGGCAGCTTTCCAAGGCGGCCGCCACCATCCCACACCTCACGCATCACATCCAGGATGCGCTTGTTGATGGCCCATGGGGTTTCCTGAAGAGCGTTGACGGCCTTGTAGACCAGCGGCATCTGGTGCTGCTTCAGGTCCTCCAGGTAATTCCGGTTGGCCGTCTTGATGAGCGGAAAGCGGAGCTGCTTGGTCAGGTAGCCACCGCCGAACGGGCTGGTCCATGGAAGCGGCTTGACCAGCATCGGCATCCACGGAGGGGTCAGCAGGGCGCACCGAGCGTGGGCCTCATCGAGCCACTTCAGGGTCTCTTCAGTGGGCTGAAGGATTTCAGGGGTGTCGTTGGTGCCACGGTGGTACTTGATTACCTGGACCAGTCCAGTAGCCTCAGCGAACAGGTGGATTAGCGTAGAGCCCAGCCGCATTTTCTCCGAGATGCCCCACTTGATGGCCTTGACGCCAGCAAACTTCTGCTGAACGCGGAGCACGATGTGGCGGTGGCGGTCATCGCTGGAGTGCTGGATTTTCTTCAGGAGCTGCTTATAAAGCTTCGGCTCAGCTTCCTTCAGCGCGTCGAAGTTCAGGCAGTCTTCCAGGGCAACGGAGACAGCCAGTGAGGCGGCCTGGAGGGTAGCCATGCGGCCCATGTGGTTGAACACAGCCTGAGCTGTCACGTAAGCCAGCATGTTCCGGTCAGGGAACTGGTCCATGTAGCGGATAACACCCACGGCGCGTGATGCAGCTCCAGCCAGCCCATCCTCAATGAATTTCTCGATGGCTGCAGCAGTAGGCTCGATGGATGCCTTGATGAGCTGCATGCCGGGCGGGAGGTTGGCTTCAGAGCCGTTGGCTTCCTGCTTCTGCTTGTAGTAGCTCTGGATGCCCAGGCCCATTGCTTCATTTTCCAGTTCAATCTGAGCTGCGTGGAGGTCAGTCGTGGTCGTCATGATGTGTTCCTGTAGTGGAATGCTGTGGGCAATAAAAAGCCCCTCCACGTCGATGCGTAGAGAGGTAGCTGTGTGTGCTGCCGAACACAGCAGATGTGACTATATCGCAAGTCTTCCCTTAGTGGAACACTCTAGGGAATTTTAAGATTATCTCTAAGATGATTGCTCAGTCTGGGGACCGCTATAGGCGGGGTTTAGACGCAGTTTTGGCTGGAGGCTGTGTCCAGGCTGCTGTCACGGTGTTCCTGCTGTGGAAGCTTTTGGACCAATGAAAAAGCCCCGCACTGGTTTCCCAGCCGGGGCTCTTTTGGAGAATGCTTTCGTGACACAGGAAAAGGTCACGCTGTATCACTTGAGAATCACTTTGGCTTGAACATCTTGGCCAAGTTCTTGATTTTCTTAGGTTTTTCATTGGTGCCCAGGGCCGGAATCGAACCGGCACGCCTTGCGGCGGGGGATTTTGAGTCCTGAGCTTGCCAATTGTTTTCCTTATTAATCAAGACGTTAGGGGCATCTTGCTGTGTCAGAGAATCAGCCTTTTGAGCCTCCTTTGGTGGGCCTTTTGACACAGCCTGAGGCGTCCCCGAAGCGGCCAGGATGTCAGCTAGACCACGAATCCCAGCGGCACTCACGTGGATGTACTTCTGGGTCGTAGCGATGCTCTTGTGGCCCAGCATGGCCTGGATCAGCGGACCACTCACGCCAGCGTCAGCCAGCCGGGAGCCCACCGTGTGCCTTGTCACATGCAGGACGAACTGCTTGTCATCTGCGAATCCCATCTCAGCCCTGACCCACCTCCAGGCTTTGCTCACGATGCTGTGTGTGAGCATTCCGAAGGGCTGCTCCATGTCCTTCCTACGGCTCAGGACCTCAAACACCCTGGGTGTCATCGGAACGGCCCTGGGCTGGTTGTTCTTCGTGTCCCACAGGATGACCGTCATGGAGCCCAGGCTGTAAGTCTTCCGGCTGATGCCTTGGGCTTCGCTGTATCGCATCCCGGTATCGCTCAGGACTTTCACAAAGTCAGCCACATCCTTGTGATGCTTCCGCGTACTCTGCTCCAGCCGCTGGATGGCCTCAGCTTCTTCCTCAGGGGAATAGCGGCGGGTTCGACCAGCGGCGGGCTTATGACGCACGATGCGTGGCTTCTGGAGGTCACGAAACCCCCAGTGGTCAATCGCCTGGTCAAACAGCACTGACAGATGGGAGATGCGCTGGTTAATCGTGCTACCGGCGCGGCCATCTTCCTCCATCCGCTCCTGGTACTTGTAGATGTCATCCCGGCTGATGGTGGACAGCCTGCGGTCACTGCCAAACTCCAGCTCAACCGCCTTCTGGTTCTTCAGGAGCGAGCCTTGGGCCTTGGCATCACGCCACTTCGGGTACTCCTTCAAGGCTCGCTTAAAGGCTTCCTTGAGGGTGGGGCCGTAGCCGCTCTTAGCGCCTGGCTTGAGCTGGGCCTTAACGCCCGCTACTGCCTTGGCCATCACAACCTGAGCTTCTTTCTTGTCGGTGGTCCTGGTGGACTTGCGCTGACGCTCGCCCTCAGCATCGCGGTAGTCCATCCACCACACATCACTCTCTGGCCTTCGATAGAGCTGGGCCATAACGTTCCTCCCTGTTTTGCTCACAACACTGTGCGGGTAAACGAAACAGACCACCCAAAGGTGGCCTGAGGGTTACTGCTGGGCCTTACCAGGCCTTGACCTGACAAACCGGCCAAGCTGCTCGTCAATCTGTTCCAAAAGTCTCTCACCTTCAGGAGTCAGGTTGACGATTTTCCTGCTGTAGTTCTCTGGGTCTTCCTCAGTGCTCACTAGGCCCAGCCCATTGATGCCTGCTGCGGGCTTACCCCTGCCCAGCATTGCGCACGTTCTGGACATCACCGCCTGGCCTAGCCCCGTTGCATCCTGGAGTTCCTTAAGGGAACGCCCTGGATTAGCTGCTACTGCCGCAAACACCACTACCAGGTTAGGCGGAACGTCCTGCTTTTCCAGTTTGTCAGTGCTGAGCTGGCGAAACAGTTGCAAGACCTCTGCTGCTACGTGAAGTGCGGTGATGCTCATTCCCTACCCCTTAGTTTTATTAAGTGCTACGGCCCAGCGAAAGAAGCCAGCGCCGCAGGATCAACACCTCAAAGCCGCCAGTTTCTTCCCGTCGAAACTCGAACAGCCCGAGCTTGCGCCCATTCCGGTCTATGTAGTCATGGCCGATATGGGCCGCAAAACCAGCAAAAGACAGCAGCATACAACAGTTCCCCCAGTGGAAGGTATTGTTAGTTGGATCAGATACAGCGAACTGTTACGAGTTGTAACGGGAGCTGAGACATTACTGTACGCATGCACAGCCTTCCAAATTGATTCAAGCTATGATAGGTAACACTTACATAGTATTGACTCGCAATTCGGAATATGTTGCACAAGTGGAATTCATCCTATGAAAGATGCATCCCATTGATTCTTATGAACTATCCCCGTTACAGCTCGCTGGGCCATCCTGGACCGGTATCCAAGGTGGCCTAATGAACTGGCCCTGGACAGCCCCCTAGGGAGACTACCAGGGCACTTCTGGGCCATCCTACACTCGCCTTACTGTCACCCTTCCTGACGGCGCTTTAACCGTTAATTCGGGCATCGCTGGGCCTAAACGCGACTCCGTCAACAGCTCCCGCTCAGTGTCTGGAAAATGCAACAGACAGGCGCACATCTGGGCCACTGCGAAGGCGTCACGCTTGACCCTGAACTTCACTTTGCACACATAACCCCGTGCTGCCTGGGCTTCAATCAAGTAAGGCATAGAAATACCTCCTAGACCGATTTACAGGCCCCTAGCGCCTTTGGTTGTGATGCCCTAGTGGAACGCTAAGGGTAAAGTAATGGAGCCCTATAAGGGGCTCTATATGGGCACTAGCGGCTTCATGCGGGATTCGATGCGGTGGCCTATGGGTATCATGGCTTGTCCCTCATGCAGCGCATCACGGCATCAATCACGCGGCCCAGGATGACACCCAGGCAGCACGCTAGGGTGATGACCACCAAGCAGGCCGCGAAGAGAATCAGAAGGTCGTTCATTGTGGTTTGTCTCCAGGGTTACGCGTGATGACCACACGGCCAGGTAGAGAGATGGTCACGGGGCCGCCCATCGCACACGCCAGCTCACGCGCAACGGCATCAGCTAGGGCATGGATGAGGGCGCTAGTGGGTTTGTGAGCTGCCACATAGGCACGCGCACGTTCCACCAGGTGAAGAGCTGCGGGGCGCACTACGCGGCCTCTTCCAATTGGATGCGGACATCCTTATGGGGCTTCGATTGCTTGCTCTTCATCACGCAGCACTCGCGGTGCGGCATTGGGTAGCCGGTCAGATACACCTTGCGGCCTGAGCGCTCATTGATAGCCACCAGGTGATACAAGCGGACACCTTGCGATGTCCACATGTCGTGCTCGCATTGGCGGTGGATGGCTGCGGCCTTGGTTCTATCGCCATCGGTAATGGCAGCATGGAGGGATGACCCAGGGGCCGCCCAGGTGTCACGGAAGGGAATGCAATTGCGGTGCATAGCTCAGCCCTCCAGGTAAATGAGACCGTCATCACCGATGACCGCATCACACTCGCTATACGCCTGGGCCATCTTTGTGAGGTGGTCACCCAGCGCTCCCAGGCCCCTATCCCAGAAGCCCGTACCGTGATGGTTGCGAGTCAGCCAGAAGTCATGGCCCACTTGCTCAGGATTGAGAGCTTCCAGGGCCTCACCGCACGATTGGATAAAGTCCGCGCAGTCTTCCAGGGCCTTGGCTTGGGCTTCAGGTGCGATGTCATCAAGCGAATAGACCGCATCAAGAGGCTCGCCATGCTCATCGGTGGACGACCAAAGGGCGGCTATCAGGTAATGCTTCGTGACTACTTCGGCGTTCATATGGGACCTCCAGAAGGTGACTAGCAAAGCTCGCTAGAGAAACCAGACGGCCAGCTAAGGGCATGCATCCGGTTTATCTAGCGGCCTGGGTGCGGGTGGACTCCAAGCGCGCTAATGTGTTGCTCTAGTGGAATGCTTCAGGTTAAAGAAAGGCGAGACTACAGCCCACCTATTATCCGTTTCGTTTTCTTCCTGTATGCCAAGCCCATTAGCTACCCCGTTTGTGAGTGTG